ACTCAAACGACAATTTGATCGAAAATATGGAATTGATCTTCAATACTTTGAAACAACTTCACTATACGGTACAACGAAAGGGGTATCCATGTATGATGGCCTTAAACCTTATATTCGACACATAGGAGATACTGAAAGTAATTTTCTACCACTTTTCCATGATGATTACTTCAAGTAAATGTTCTGGTGGTTTAATAACACCGCAAATGGTGGAGAAAGACTGATCTCTGCAGATAAGTCTTCGAAGAAATTGAAGATTCAAACCAAGATGATTTCTATCATTCGAAATTCTCTAAAAGGTCACTCTAAGTTAGATGAGTTTAATTCTTGTATCGAACATGCAAAGACTCTAACCGAAAAGAAGAGATATTATCTTTCTAAATTTGGTTATGAACCTGAACAGGTTATTGAGTGGTGGAAGAAGAAGGCATCTAAAAGATATGAGAAATTAAAGTCCGAAGGGCGCCTTAGGACTGAACTTGAATTGTGGAAACATGACAATGATTTGGAGATTATTCGATGACTTATGAATTGAAAGATTGGTTAAACTCAATAAACCAAACAAAGAAGAACCTGATTGATGAAGATCCTTCTTTGGAAAAGGATTATGCACCATACATTATCAATCGTTGCTTCTCTGGGCACATTGATTGCTTGATGTATGCGAATGAGATGAACAAGTATCATTTCCTTCCAAAAAAGATGCAGTATGACTTTTTTATAAATATTCTGAGAGTTAAAAAGAGATTTTCTCCTTGGCTCCGTAAAGATACGATCAAAGATCTTGATTATGTAAAACGTTACTATGGTTATAGTAATGAAAAGGCAAAACAGGCTTTGAGGATTCTTACCCAAGAACAACTAACATTTATTAAATCGAAATTTGAAACTGGAGGAACAAAATGAGTGTCGTTCAAGAACCTGTTGTAAATTGGACACCTGACCAAATGGTTGAGGTAATCCTAAATGAACCTGATGACTTTCTGAAAGTTCGTGAAACTTTGACACGCATCGGAGTTGCTTCACGCAAGGAAAAGAAAATCTATCAATCTTGTCATATTCTGCATAAGCAAGGTAGATACTATCTCGTTCATTTTAAGGAATTGTTTGCACTTGATGGCAAACATGCAAATCTTACGGTAAACGACGTTCAGCGTCGTAACCGTATTGCTCAGTTGATTGCAGATTGGGGCCTGGTAGAAGTCGTTGATGCTTCAAAGATTTCTGACATTGCACCACTCAATCAGATTAAAGTCCTTGCCTATAAGGACAAGGGAGATTGGATTTTGGAGACCAAATATAATATTGGTGCCAAAAAGAAAAGGGTAGAAGAGGAAACCGAATAAGAAAATGGGGGAGAACAACTCTCCCCATTTTTTATGTTCTCTGATATATACTAATGATGTTGCCTTCGGGGACATTATTAACTTACAGACGCTCAAGGAGGTCTATTATGTTCGGAACAAGTTCGCTTACACTTACAATACCAGAAACTGCAAAGTATCTGATGGAAATTCACAGAAATAGTATTGGATTGGATGAGTGGTTTAAAAGGTTTGATACTGCGTATGAAACGCATACCAACTATCCACCATATAATCTAATCAAAGAAAGTAGTGTTGATTTTAGATTAGAAATTGCACTTGCTGGATACAAAAGAGATGATATTAGAGTATCTACAGAATGGAATAAACTCTTTGTAGAATCAGGAAAAGTTCGTAATTCTGAGGATGAATATATTCACCAAGGATTAGCAAAGAGAGCATTCAAACGCACCTGGACTCTTTCTGATGATGTTGAAGTTAAAGATGTTTCTTTTGAGGATGGATTACTTACTATTAAAATTAAAAGAGTGATTCCTGAGCATCAAAAAAGGAAGGTTTATGAACTCAAATAAATACTTCTGAATATCGTTGCCGCAGGGAGGTAACTGGCAAAAACCAGTTGCACCTCCCCTTTTTTTGTGCTATAATGACTTGAGAGGAAACCTAAAAATGTCAATTAAACTAGCACTACTAAAATCTGGTGAAACAGTTATTTCTGATGCAAAAGAATTGATTTCTAAAGAAAAATTGTGTGGGTATTTGTTTCAAAAACCGCATAAGATCAATATCAACAAATCAATTCTATTGACGGAAAATCTATCAACAGATATTGAAAATTCTATTGATGTAACATTATCCCCATGGATTTTGCTTACACTTGAAGATAAAATAGCAGTTCCACATGATTGGATTGTAACAATTGTCGAACCAATTAAAAGCATAATTGAATTATACGAGGAAAAGGTAAATGGAAAAGATTGTGAAATGTCTTCTACTGAAAGTTGATACAGTATTGATTACTGAAATTGTTGAAGTTGGATCGGAATTGGGAGAACCTGATTGCAAATTAATCAATCCATATTCCCTCAAAAAAGGAATTTCCGGCGATTATTATTTGGAAACTTGGTTAGATTTTACAGATCAAAATGAATTAATGATTCATTCTGATAGTATTCTTACAATTGCAGATCCAACTCCCCAAATTATTGAAAAGTATCTTAAACTAACTGCATAATGCGATTTTACACAAACGTTCAGATGGTCGGGGATCACTTCTTGATTCGTGGTTATGAAAATGGTAAACATTTCATGACTCGTGAGAAGTTTTACCCGACTCTTTTTGTCCCCTCAAAAAAGAATACTCAGTATCAAACACTGAATGGTGAATATGTTGAAGCAGTTCAACCAGGAACTGTAAGAGAATGTAGGGAGTTTATTAAGAAGTATGATGGTGTAAGGGGATTTGATATTTCTGGAAATGACCGATACATCTATCAATACATTTCTGAGACTTATCCTGAAGATGAGGTCAAGTTTGATATCAGTAAAATCAAAGTTACAACAATTGATATTGAGGTTGCATCTGAGAATGGGTTTCCTGATGTAGAAAGTGCTGCAGAAGAAGTGCTGCTGATTTCAATTCAAGATTATAATACGAAACAGATTCGTACTTGGGGTCTTGGTAAATTCAATAATCAGCAGAGTAATGTGAACTATCGTTCTTTTACAAACGAGTATGATTTGTTGAATGACTTCATCAGTTGGTGGATGATTGAGGACAATACTCCAGAAGTTATTACTGGTTGGAATAGTGAACTGTATGATATTCCATATTTGGTTCGTCGTATAGATCGTATTCTTGGTGAAAAACTCATGAAGAGGATGTCTCCATGGGGATTGGTAACTGAAAGTGAAAAATTTATTTCTGGTCGTAAGCACATTTCTTATGATATTGGTGGAGTCAGTCAACTTGATTATTTGAATCTTTACAAGAAGTTCACTTATAAGGCACAGGAATCTTATCGTCTTGATCATATTGCAAATGTAGAACTAGGTCAGCAGAAGTTAGACCACAGTGAGTTTGATACTTTTAAGGATTTCTATACCAAAGGTTGGCAGAAATTTGTAGAATACAACATCAAGGACGTTGAACTTGTTGACCGTATGGAAGACAAGATGAAACTGATTGAACTTGCACTTACGATGGCATATGACGCTAAGGCAAATTATGCTGATGTGTTTTCTCAGGTTCGTATGTGGGATACAATTATCTACAACTATCTGAAAAAAAGGAATATTGTAATTCCTCCAAATGTTAGGTCTGACAAAGATTCTAAGTATGCTGGTGCTTATGTAAAAGAGCCGATTCCTGGTGTGTATGAATGGGTGGTGAACTTTGACCTTAATTCCCTATATCCACATTTAATCCAAATGTACAATATTTCACCAGAAACATTGGTGGAACAAAGGCATCCTTCTGTAACTGTGGATAAGATTCTGAATCAAGAAATTGATTTTGAATCTTATAAAGAGTATGCTGTTTGTGCAAATGGTGCAATGTATCGCAAAGATGTTCGTGGATTTCTTACAGAACTGATGGAAAAAATCTATAAAGATCGCACAATCTATAAAAAGAAGATGATTGTGGCAAAACAAGAATATGAAAAGACAAAAACAAAAGCACTGGAAAAGGAGATTGCAAGGTGCAATAATATTCAAATGGCACGGAAGATTCAACTTAATAGTGCTTATGGTGCTATCGGCAACCAGTATTTCCGTTATTTTAAACTAGCAAATGCTGAGGCAATTACTCTTTCTGGGCAAGTTTCAATTCGTTGGATTGAAGAAAAACTTAACAAGTACCTAAACAAAATTCTTAAGACAAATGATGTTGACTATGTTATTGCTTCGGATACTGATTCTATCTACCTTAATATGGGTCCTTTGGTGGAGACTGTATACAAGGGAAGAGAAAAAACTACTGAGAGTGTTGTGTCGTTCCTTGATAAGGTCGCTCAGGTGGAACTTGAAAAATATATTGAAAGTTGTTACCAAGAACTGGCGGACTATGTGAATGCATATGCCCAGAAGATGCAAATGAAGAGGGAAAATATTGCTGACCGTCGAATCTGGACTGCCAAGAAACGTTATATCCTGAATGTTTGGGATAGTGAAGGTGTTCGTTATGATCAACCTAAACTAAAGATGATGGGTATTGAGGCAGTTAAATCTTCTACTCCTGCACCTTGCCGTCAGATGATTAAAGACGGTCTCAAGCTGATGATGAGTGGAACTGAAGAACAGGTCATTGAATTCATTGATAAGTGTCGTCGTGAATTTAGAACACTTCCCCCAGAATCTATCGCTTTTCCAAGAACTGCTTCTGATGTGCGTAAGTATCGTTCCCATTCAGACATTTATGCTAAAGGTACACCTATTCATATTCGTGGTGCTCTTCTCTTTAATCATTATATTAAAGAGAAAAACCTTACCAATAAATATTCACTTATTGGTAATGGTGAAAAGATTAAGTTCATTTATCTTAAAAAACCAAATATTATTCAAGAGAATATTATCTCATTTATTCAGGACTTTCCTATGGAACTTGGTCTTGACAAATATATCGATTATGAATTACAATTTGAAAAGAGTTTTCTTGAACCACTCAAATCCATTCTTGATGCAATTGGGTGGAAAACGGAACAAACAATAACCTTGGAGTCATTTTTTACCTGATGGAACTGCCTATTAATGAAAAAGAATTGGACATTATTATTAGTGCTATGAGGATTGGCGGAGATACTGCTCTTTACCAAAAACTCTGGTGCTATAAAATGAATTATCTCAATAAACAAAAATAAAAGGAGGAATGAATTATGGATTTTCTTAAAGACATTGTAAAAGAGATTGGTGGAGAATACACACAACTTGCAGCAGATATTGACGAGACTGAAACTTATGTGGATACGGGTTCGTACATATTCAATGCTCTTGTAT